CAGTACCCCATACTGGAACACCAGTATCAACCTTTAGAACTTCACCACTAGAACCAATAGGTAAACGTACGAAACCAGAGCCATCGTGAAAAAGTATATCACCCTCGGAGTAGGACTGATTAACTAGTGAGACTAAAAAAGCTTCTTCTGAATCAGTAAGTTCGTCTAATCCACCTATTCCTGGGTTTTGTGCGCTAAAAAATGACATTATATTTTTATATCTATGTTGTGGTCAAACTCCTTTCCAGCCTTGTTGAGCCGATTTATCCAAATCTGGATATTCTTCTTCTTCCGTGCTATCTCCTCTTTTTGATTTTCTAAGTTTTCAATCGCATCTCCGAAGATGTTACGTTCACCATCAACCTGATTGGAGACTTCTACAAGTTCTTCCTTCCTACTTTCTATCTTTCTATCTAATTCTGCCAGTTCAGCTTGCTTATGCTCCTTTTGATGGTTGTAGTCTTCTTTTATCTGGTTTAGCTTTTTAGAGATATCGCTAACCTTAGCACTCTTATCTTCTTTCTCTTTATAAAGATTGTCCAGATTCTCCTTTAGAGAGTCTTTTTCTTGTTCTAGGTGGTTTACTACCTTTTTAGCTTCCTTCTTGTCTAATTCAATCTCGTTGCGCTCTTTTTGAATCTCATTATGAGCTATCTTCTTGTTCTTCTGTAGATTATTGGCATCTCTCACCAATACGTCCTCTTTATTTTCTAGTTCTTCAGATTTGTTTTTTAGATTTAAGCTGAACTTATTGAGTTCTTCTTCTAAGCTAATAAGCTCTTTCTTCTTTTTACGGTATTCTTTCTTGAAAGCATTAATTTCATCCTTTCCACTCTTCTTGAGATAATTAATGTTCTCTAATTCGTCTTTTGCGTCGGCAATGTCATTACGAATTTTTCGATACTGTGATTCCTTTTTAACAATAGACTTATCCATGCAAAGTATTGAGTTTTAACCCGACTATTCTGATACAGTCAAGTGTGCAAATACATCTCCGAAGTTTGTAACAACCCCTGTTTCTACAACAGAGAATCGTAAGTTCTTGTACCAAACATCAATACCAATAGATAGCTCCTTGCTAGCTCCATCATTACCAGTAAATACGAAGGTTCGTTCGTTTAGTGTTGAAGTACCATCTGTAACTGTCTCGTTTGGAATACGATACCAGTTCTCTCCATCTGGTGATTGTTCAAATATTAGTTCAATGCTGTTTCCTGTTTCAGCTGCGTCCATGTTGTAAAGCAGCGCTACGTCAACCTTGGAGTAACCTCCTGAAGGAAATTCATAACGATTGTCTGAACCAGTTGTACTTAGTGTGGAACCTGTCCTCACTCCATCATCAATGCTGCCGAGGGCAACCATTGTCTTTTGATTTGTGTATCCTAATGAACTCATAATTATGCTTTTATTTCTTTCTCAAGGTCTTCTAATGTCTCAAACTTACTAGCGTCAATTCCTTTCATTTCTGCTAGTTTCTCTAGTTTCTCTCGCTTACTCTTATCGTCTTTCTTTGTAGCCTTCTTAGCCTTCTTCTTTGGCTTCTTCTTAGACTTCTTTTCCTCCTTAACTACTGGCTCTTCAATGCTTTCTCCGTCTTCAAGTTCTAAAAAGTTATGAAGATACTTCTTCCAAAACTTTGCGTGTTTCTCTGGAATTTCAATTGTCTCTCCAGCTTCAACAGCGTACACTTCACCTTCTATGATTACGTTTTCGATATTGCTATCTGTTGGATTTGTTAATTTCATCTTAATATTATTATGCTTATAATCCCCATCTTAACCACCATAAAGTGGCTAAGTAGAGACTAAAACTAGCTTGAGTATGCTTGTCCGTCACCTTTTGAACCCCAGTTACGACGCCAGTCACGTACGTAGTTTGCCCATCGAGCATCTACTGTGTAAGTAACCGTCTTAGACTTAATGTCTACGTCCTGGTTTAGGTCTACATCCTGTCGTACCTCGTGGTACAACTTGTTCTTGCCTGGAATAGTAAGGTACCAAGCTGTGTCTGAACCACTGTTTGCTGCACCTAGGAAGGTACTTTCAACCATGTCAATAGCACCTCGGAATACGTTGATAGCATTCTGCTGTGTATTATCGGTATCAATCTGTGGGTTAAGTTCTGACTGTGTTTCCTCCATAGCTTCTCGTCGAAGTGCTGGTGGAACAATAAGGGTAACTTTCCCAATCATAGAGATTGGCTTACCATCATCTGTCTTCTGCTCAATCATTGCAACCTGACCTGTTTCAAGATTATCGTGTCCAAATGTAATTCCTGTAGAAGAAGCATTTGAATTTGTTGAAGCTCCTGGAACTGTGGTCGGATGAACTGTTGAGTAAAGAGGTACGTCATCTCCGTACCAGTTAATTGTGTAGTCATTTACCTCCTCTACGGTAGAAAATCCACCGTTGAAAATCTGCATACCAGATTCATCTTGTGAGAAGTTACCGGCTGCCGAAAGGTCTCGCATTGCATCAAGCTCTTCCTGGTAGTCGTGGTCAACAATTGTGTTAGATGTCATTTCGATGTACTCACCATAGTTGTTGTATACCACTGTAGTAGTATAAGTCTTGTGGCGTGTACCTTCTCCCATGTTGTCTCCGTCATCAAATTTCTTTAGACGACTTGCTCCAGTCTTTCCAGTGAAGTTGCGCTGTGCACCTTCTCCGTTTGTGACTGAAAGAACTTGAGAGATACCAGGCTTGTACTCTTCCTGTCCCTGGTCGAAGACATCAGCGATTTCTAGACCTACGCCCGAAATCAAATCTGTCCATTTTCCTCGTGTTTCTGCACTCATTTTAAGTAATTAATTAGTGAATAAAATTCTCTGTAGTTTACGCTCCAAATACTGAACTCTCGAAGATGTTCACGATAAGTCGTGTACTGTCTTGAGGGTCTGCTTTGTGTGCGTGGTACTGTGCTGCTGTAGCACTGTAGCTAGATTCATCTAGCGTGTCTTCGTCAGCTAAGTCGAAGTAACTTCCGTCTTCATCTGAGCCAGTAGTAGTTCCTAGAGTATCATTAACCTCAGCTGAATGTAGACTATCTTGTGAGATGTCTAGTTCAACTTTAACTTGTGATACTGTTTGGTTGTCAGATGCAGATGTAAAGGTGCCGCTAAAGCTACCCATTTCTGCGCCTGTGCTACCGTCAGTTGAGACTCCTACGCCTCCCTTTGTAGAAATTCCTACGGCGTGTCCAAGTACATTTGTAGTGGCATCGCCCAAATCAGCGAAACCTCCGTTCATACGCATAGAATCGTTTACAGTCACTTCTGTGCTGTTAGCGATTGTACGTCGAACAAGTACTGGTGCCCCATGCGGGTTTAGTGTTCCTTGTCGTTTGAAAGCCATTTTCTTTAATTTTTAACTAGTAATATAAAGTTTAGTAAGGAGAGTTGATAAGTCGATTAACATAAGCTGGTCGTCTTTTCTTTTGTTCTAAGAATTTTTCCTTAGTCCAACCAATACGTTCAATAACCTCACTTTCACGTGCAGAGATTCCATCTGTAGACTCTTCAGGTCCACTAGACTGCTTAGCAGCGTTACTGTCTGATGCATAAGGGGTAGTTCCTCGTTTGTTAGAAGTGCTACTTGAATCTCTTTTTGCTAAACGGTAAGCATCTTCATAAAATTCCATGAACTCTTCTTCGGTGTTAGCCTTGGAAGTATTAAGTCGTCCAAGCTGTTCTTGCACAGCTTCCCACTTAATACCACTCTTGTCAGCATCCTCCATGAGTTCTTTGTTCTTCTGCTTAAATTTATTCTCCGCAGAAGCTTTACGACGCTCTATCTCTTCTTTTTCTTTTTGAGATAGTGCTTGTTCAATCTTCTTGTCAACCTCATCTTTTTCTTCTTCTTGTTCATTCTCCTTTGATAAAAGGTCACGGTCAGCTTCAGCTTCTTGCTTTGCCTTACGTACTTCTTTTATTTCCTCAACAAGACTTGATTTGATTTCGTCGAACTCTTTCTTTGTAACGAACTCGTTCTCTTCTTGACTTTGTTCATTCTCTTGTTCTTCCTCATTCTCCTCCACTTCACCTTTTTCTTCTTTTGACATATTCTATATTCCCTTTTAACGAATAATCCCTTGGTAACCCAGTTGAGTCTGGAGGTGGTAGGGTCCACCGATATAGATGACTACTTCTGTAGTCTTCAGTAAAACCGACAGGTCACTAAAGACCGCAAAAGTCCATTATTATTATAACACAAACTTTACATATGTGCAAATGTATGTATTACTTAAAGTATCCAGCAAAGCCTTTATCTTCTTGAACATTTTTCCAACCTCTTCTTGCCTTAATAATGTTGCTTTTCACATAAGAAGTTCGTAGAAAAGCTCCCTTTATATTGAACTGGTCTTCTGGTTCAGTAGCAGAGAAATGACGATTCATATCGTTATACATCATATCCTCTAGATAAGCATCAATATTGTCTACTTTAGACATATCCTGAAAGACCTGCCTTGTCATCTCTTGAGAAAAATCTCTCTGTTTAGGGGAGAAACGACTAGCGAATATACCCATAAGCTCATCATCACTAAGTGAATTTATCAACTTTTTTTTAAGAAATGAAATCATATTATCCTTTCATTGAATCTTGTAATGCTCTTAATTCATTTGAATTAGGTTCACCTCCCTGCATACCTCGCACCATATTGTTAGAAACATTCCCCTGTGGCTGTGTTGACATCTGCTGGTTCACATCTGATTCGCCACCCTGATTTGCCAGTTTAGTTCTAATATCTGGAGCTTCCTGATTCTTGAGTAACTTTTCAGGGTCTCCGTCGTATGCCTCAACCAGCTCTGTAGCAAGCTCTTGGTTATTAATAAGTTCTGGGAACATAGACTTAAGAACCCTTGTCTTTTCAAGCATAAGCGCCTTGTTAATGTCCTTACTTGAAGCACGGCTTTGGTCAATTCCAATCTCAATATCAAATTTAGTATCACGAATATAGTCTGGAAGGATAGTAATAATTTCAATATTCTTACCACTTTCAACTTCAAGCATTTCTTTACGTACACGTTGACGCTCTTTGCTTGGCATTTTCTCCTTATCATTCACCATCTTAATCATCATGGTACCTGTTCGCCCATCAGACAGACTAGTGTTATCTATCTGGAATTCATTAAATGCATCCATTAAGCCTTGGGTCTCACCACCTATAACCTTCTTCATCATTGGAGTGTTCTCGTCTGTCCAGAACTGCTGGATGTTTGATGTTCGGAATCGAACCTTTCGCTTCAATCCATAGTTAATCATCTTACCAAACAGACCAAGAAGAGCCTCAACAGCTTCAGCCGCCTGCTTAATTTCCTGTGCAGTTGTTCTGTCACCCACACCAGCGACACCTTGGGATACCTGGTCAACAGATGATTCCTCCATAATGCTACGCATATATTCAAGAATATACTGGTGCCAGCCACTCGGTGTTCCAAGGTCAAGCTTCATAAAGCTTTCACTTAGCTTCATTCCCTGTGTATCAACAGGGATACGCCTACCTGGCTTTAGGTAATCTTCCTCAACATTTGTCTGTCCAGTAGTAAGAATAGGGGAGAAGATAGTAAGGAATGACTGGTCAAGCATCATGTTAGTAAGTGCATCAAGTACATCCTGTAGGTTCTTTAGCTTATCAGGGAGTGACTTACCGTAAAAGAAGTCTGAACCAAAGAAGTCGAATTTAATATTATAAAATGGTAGTCGTTTGTGTGCCCACGGTAGCGGAGCTACCTTTTCACCCTTAAGTGGGTTAATCCAGATGTCGTTAGCCAGAATGATGTATTCATCAGTCTGTTCATTGTAATACTTGATTACACGCACATTACCCTCTCTAACCGTTTCATTTAGGTTTCTGATGTAGTCAGGAATCTGTTCAGAGTCCGAGCTACGAGAGAAAGGTTTTACATGTTCTACGTTCTTGTACTGCTTATACTCCGCTTGGAACTTTGTGTAGTTCATCTCCTTTGACCAGAAACAGTAACTCATATCCTTAACGTTTCTAATCGCTATAGACTCCGGATAGAACTCTTCAATAGGAACAATGCTAGCAAATAGTTTATTCTCCTCAATATCAGTCTCTTCAATCTCTGGGTCACCATCCTTATCTTTTCCGACAATATCCCTAACTTTACGCTTTTCTTGATTATATCCTTCATAACAAATAACTGTACCCTTCTCAATCGCCTCAAACAGAGCAAAGACCATGAACTCTTCGTAGTCGTCTTGGTCTTCTGAAAAGTCATACAGCTTAGAGAGTATCTCTCCCTTTCGCTTATCGTCTGTCCCTCTGGATAACACTGTACCTTTAGGTAATGATTTAACTACTTTAGATAGAAAAGCCAGTACCTTGTTATGTGTGAATGGGTCATGAATAGTAGACTGCCATTCATCAATTCCCTCTCTTTTATTAACATTAGTATAAAAACGCCTTGCCGAATCCTGAATGTACTGAATAATATTACGTCCATCGAAATACTTTAGATTCTTATTTCTCTCCTCATAACTCTCTCGGAAAGAGCCAAGGGTATCTCGAACAACTTTTTGATGTTTATCTGAAGCTATAAATGGAGAGTCTTTTTCATCTTCTCTCATTTGTCGTGGTTCAGGAATTGGTTTAGCCATATGTAATATTATTATAGCACATATATATTACATTGTAAACTACGTAATATACATCTGCTTATATGCGTTCTTAGCATTCTTATTAAACTCCTTATCATTTCTCATCAAAAACAAACGAGTTCTTATTTTGTCATATGAATCATGGTATCCCTCTACATAGTTCTTAATATTCCTTGTCAGTTCAGCAGAATCCTCAAACTCCTCATAATAGTCTTTATCATCAAGCCTTGGGTCTATATCTTCCATGTCATAGCCATACTCTGGCATTTCTTTGTATACTTCATGCAGGTATGCGTCTTGCCAGTAAATGCGATAGAAACCTAACTGTATCCGCACAAAGCGTAAATGAGGACTCATCTTCTTAGCTTCTCTTTTGAGCTTTTGAAACCATTGTGAACCTTCTTGTGGCATATTAATATCCGATATTACTATGAGACTTTCTACTTCTAATAACATCATCATTGAATTTATCACTAGGCTTACCGCCAACTTCGTCCTGATTTTCTATGCCTAGACAGAGATACTCGAAAGACGAACGGTAGTGAGATGTCCAGTCATGGTTAGGTTTCTTGGAGTTGGTATGTTCTCTACCACCACTTTTACGTTGAGGATAAGCAGCATTCAGCATGCAAACATTCAAGTAATCAGTTCTATCATTCTTATCCAGAAGGATACCGGAACGAATAGTACGCCTAGCAGCCGAACGTCTTGACTCGAAGTTGTTCCAAGATTTATTGTAATTGATACTTATGTTGTGGTCAGACAGTATCGAGAACACTGTCTTATCTACCACACTATTGCGGAACCGCCCAGCAGGGTCACCGAAGTGGGTAGCCTTTTTCCATCGAGAGTGATTCTTGATAATCTCCATATCTTTGGCAGTGTATGAATATGACTCATTTGGTATGATTCCATTGATAAATGGTATATAAAAGTCTATATTCTTGTTGTTGTTTCTGTAAGAGTCAATAACACGTAACTTACCGTTTCTTTCCTTTTGTGCCCAGATGATAGCTGTATCATCCTGCTTACCAAAGTCCCAACCAACAAAGAGTGGTAGTGCGGGGTCGTAGTCAAAGACACCCCTCTCAATAAATTCTGGGTTCCATGAAGGGTATACACGCCCAGCCAGAGAGTTAGAGTAGGAAATATCCAGTTCTCTAGCTACGGCTTCTTCTGTCTTACGCTCCGTTTCGGATTCATACCACTTCTGGTCTTTAAGTGGATGTTGTTTCCAATGATAGGTCTGAATATTTGCATTCCCAGCATCACCCTCTCTCAACATAGCAAAGAAGTTATATCCATTAGGGGTAGAGTTAGCAATACGAGTAGAAGTAGAGTCACCACCAGACTCCCAAGCATCCTTGGCATAGTCCCAGAAAGCTAACTCATCAAACAGAATGGCGGTTTTTCTCGCTCCTCGTCCAAACTTAGGGTTCATAGTGTCTCCTGTAATGGCATTATTAGTGGCTGGGTTGATTAGCTTCATGTGAGTTCTGTGCTTATTAAGCTTGAAACCATTAGGTAGCATCCATTTAGGTAAAGAGGTTAACGCATACTCAATCTTTCCAAACAGAGAGTCAATACTCTTATCGTCTACCAAGGCTTCTTTGTACGAACCAAGCAAAAAGTTAGAACCATCCTTAAACAACCAGTACCAAAGAGGAATATAAGTAAAGATAATCCATGTCATACCCATATCACGAGATTTCTCTATAACAGTATCATCACCATTCTCAATATCAGCTATAGTATCTCTGATGGCTTCCTTCTGGTAATCAAACAGTATAAAGGGCATATGCTTCTCAATAGCATGGGGACGAGGGTCAAAGGTAAATCCGAAGTTTTCAATAAAAAAGATACATCCCTCTGCTGGATTATCCTCTCTCCTGCAAATATTCCAAATTTGATTTCTCGCCTGCTCTTTTGACTCTCCACTCATACAGGCATCATTAATCTGTAGTCTCTGTATAATGGTATTCACATACTCCTCACTACTCATGTATTCCTTAAAGTTGGCTCTCCTTCTTAGTTGTTCTTCATTATTAGCCATACTAGTCAGTATCCTGCACATTACTCTCTCTCATCTTCACAACCGCCTTAATAGCTTCATCAGGGTCCATATCACTACTAATAGTACCTTGGAAGGCAATATTCTCTGTGGCTCGCCCCTGTAAAATCTGGGACTTATCAAACATAGTATCAAAAGCAGACGAAATCTGTGACAGAGACGTATTCTTCAAATCCTTATCATTGTTCATTAAGAAACGAAGCTTCTTTTGCAGAACAGCAGAAAGCATATCTCTGTTACCAGACACTACCTCCATCAAGGGTTTATCCAAATACTCTTCAATCTTCTTATTATTGTATATCTTGGCTGGTTTAGTATTTCCAGACTTGCTTCTTTCATCAATCAAGTCTCTAACCATCTTAACCTTGTCCTCGGAAATATCAAAAGACTCATGATGTTCCATTACCTCAGCAACAATCCTTCCAACCGTAGTTCTAATAGAGGCATCAGAACTATAAAACTTATCCATATCATTATTGTAGCCAGTTTCTAAGTAGGAGTACTTAGCGGCATCATTGAATATCTTTACTTTATCTCGTTTAGTAAGTTCCATTTATTAAATTGTACTACAAGTTGGAGATAAAGTCAAATGAGATTGGGGAGGGTTTATAGTATTATTTGTAATACATATTATCAAAATAACATATAAAATTTGGGAGGGTTTATAGTATTATAATGGGAGACCAATTTGTAATACATATTATCAGAATTACATATAAAATTTTGGAGAGTTTATAGTATTATTTGTAATACATATTATCAGAATTACATATAAAATTTTGGAGAGGTATGTACTATAATGGGAGACCATCTCGGTACTAGACCCCCCACCCACCTAAAATATAAGACCATGCATATAGCACGTTGTCAATCAGCCCTTCCACTGCTCGAAAACTTGACTTTTAAGATTACTTGTGGGCTTATTTATTAAGGGGGGGGGTTTTACTTTTTTAGATTGCGTTATTGATTGCTTGTGTGCGTCGGATCGGTTTTTAGAGAGTGAGGTATATACTTTTATATACTTTTGTATACTTTTATATATTCCATGATAATTTTTTTATATATCTTATAAATAGTTTTTTACTTTTGTATAAAGTAGTTTAACGGCTATACAGTAGTGTATGAGGCGGGCGCTTTCCGACATCACTGCATTTTACTATAAAATACGGCTAGTTTTAGCGTTGTTTCTTTCGTTATTATACTACTTTTTTAGATGTAATTGTGTACCATAATAGTACGTTTTATATAAAGAAACCACATTGTAATACTATTGACTTTTTTATTATTGTATTGCATACATTGTATTATACTTGACTTCTTTTACTGTACTGATAATGTAGGTTTGTGGTTGCGATGACGACCTCTTAATCAGTAATAATATAAAACATATGTCACGAACTTCTTTAGACACTTATAAAACAAAAGACGGTCGCATGCTATCAGCACCACCTGGAGCACCAGTACCATCTGACGCAAATCTGTATACAGGATTCAACTACAAAGTGCAAAAGTGGTATTACAAAGGAAGTATCGATACTCGAACTCTTTCAGAATTGCGACGCTAGCACACCCGTTGCAGGGCTTTTCACGAGCCTTGTCACGGTTGCGAAAGCGACCATTATAAACTTACATACAATTATATGCAAAAAACTATGAAAAACTATCACATCATTACAGTTAAACTTTTAAGTGCTACAAATGTAAAAGGTGCAAGGGTAAAAATTACATCCGAGTGGTTTAATGATACCATCATACTACCATATAACTATGAATTCGAGACTATAAAAGATATCGCAGTAGATAAGTTGAAAGACACGCATGACATCGTCGGAAGCGGTGAAACAAAAGACAGCTACGTGCTTATAAGTGACACGTTCGAGCCTTTGAGAAGCTAGCACACCCGTAGCAGGGCTTTTCACGAGCCTTGTCACGGTTGCGAAAGCGACCTATTAATCAATAACAAACAAAAACATGCAAAAGTATACAGTAAAAGTAGTAGGTGTGGAAGCAGTAGAATAAATTATCATGCAATATATAAAATATACAAAATATATAACTTGCATGGTTATAACGGTACTATCGATCGACTTTATAGGTTTTCTAGCGTGGATAGCCAGCGGTCAGCTACCAGCTAGTGAATGGTATGTAGGCATGATAACAGCCTCTATTATCAGATTGTTAACAAGCTAGCACACCCGTAGCAGGGCTTTTCACGAGCCTTGTCACGGTTGCGAAAGCGACCTCTTAATCATTAACACACACAATTATATGCAAGAAACAGCAAAGAGAAAAGAGGAAAGCACAAAAGCGGTATACATTGACGAGAGTACTGCGATCATGCAAGCGGGTACTATCCTATCACTCGACAACTGGAGTTTTGACGAGATACAGCAATTCGGGCGAGAAGCACAATACGAGGCTAACAACGAGGCTGAAAACGAGGCTGAGGCTTTTGAAGTATTATGCAACTACTTAAATGGTTTCAAGTGTCACGGTGATATTGATGATTATGATACTTGCAGCAAGTGCGGCGTTGAAGTTGACAATCCCAACTTTGAAGAAGGCTTTGAATGTAAAGACTGCTTTCCCTGGGGCGTTGAAGTTGAATGCCTTGACGTTGACATAAAAGACTTTGCTCGCATTGGATATATAATTGCAGACATGCTTGACGTTGACACTGAAACGTGTCGGATTAATTATAATAAGGAAAAAATCAAAGTAGAGAAACTACCCTTACACATACCAGTACCTAGCAACCCTGGATCTGTAATGCTAAAAAAGGTTACCTGTCACATGCTTATGAAAGACAGATCCAGCCTAGGGTACCAGCTAGTAAAGGTATACATCAACGGAAAAGAAGTAGTAGAGGTATGGAGCTAGCACACCCGTAGCAGGGCTTTTCACGAGCCTTGTCACGGTTGCGAAAGCGACCTATTTAATCATTAACATATACAATTACATGCAAACTTACAATTTAGAGTCAAAGCACGACGGTCGCAAAAGTTTTTACGGAAAAGCTCGAGTTACAGAAACAGACGACACAAAAGTACTTACAAGTTATCAGACAGAAGTTGCAAAGATAAGTAACGGAAAAGCAACAATTAATGGTACGTATTCTGATACGACATTGCGACATATAAAAGAATTTTTAAAGCAGAATGGGTTTGAAGCTAGCAGTAAAAAGCAAGTGATTAAAGATTATATGCAAGGCTAGTACTACCGTTGCAGGGCTTTTTGAGCCTTGTCACGGTTGCGCAAGCGACCTATTAATCAATAACATATACAAAAACATGCAAAAGAAGAATAAGAAGAATATAGAATACGTCGACGTGCAACTACCTTTTTCAGGTTTCTATAATTCGCCACATGATCTCGCTATTGACGACGCTATTGGCTCCAACTTATACTACCAGCCGCTTGACTGGTACGACGAACTAAAAGGATATCCTAATGATGATGAAGCTATTCTACAGGATATAAAAGAAAGGGCGTTTGATCACGTCGATACGGTAATATCTGACATAAAAGACGATGTAAAAGTGGCTTATGGAGAAGTATATTCCGAGCGCTTTTGTGACGATGCTGGATTGGATTGTGACGTAGAAAAGACTGAAGTTGAGTCACCAAAATATTACAACTACACGACCGACAGGATTTTTACTCCAATAAATATTGATGAATTGACAAAGTTGCTAGTATCAACGCCTGACGAGGTGCTAGCGGCGGCGGTTCGTGACACGTATACCAGCTACGACGGTTTTATAAGCGGGTTCGATAACGATTATTACAACGGTGACGACTGGAACCGTCCGCTAAAAGACATGCAAGCGGTGCAACTCGGAACGCTATTGAAAGCCGCCCTGAAGCACTATAACAACTGGAGTATAGAAGGTGAATGGTACCTCGTTGACGAGCCACATCTAGTGGTAGAAGAATTTATTACAAAAGAAGAATATGAGCACGCTAACGACATAGCTACGGAATATGAAGAAGCCCTGAAGCGTCTCGATGGTATAACGCCGTTGCAAGGGTCTGACGCTCCTGAAGGCATGCAACCTGAGCTAAGCTAGTACACCCGTAGCAGGGCTTTTCACGAGCCTTGTCACGGTTGCGAAAGCGACCGAGTCATTTACAAGCTAAAAAAAAACAAACATGCAAGAAACTATTACAATAAAGAACAGGTGGTCAGGAGATATGATCTTTCAATCCACAAAAAAGACATGGAAGGAGGCGGTTGAGGAGGCAGTGGAGAATG